GCCGCGCGCGTGGCAGCGTCAGGTGCTGCGCGACATCCGCGACCACATCGCCAAAAACCAGACCATAGACGCCTACCAGGTGCTGCGCATGGCCACGGCGTCAGGTCGGGGCATCGGCAAGTCGGCGCTGGTCAGTTGGTTGGTGGTGTGGATGCTGACCACGCGCATCGGCGCCAGCGTGATCGTGTCGGCCAACAGCGAGGCGCAGCTCCGCAGCATCACTTGGGCCGAAATTACGAAGTGGCTGGCGATGCTGATCAACAACCACTGGTGGGAGATCAGCGCGACGCGGATCACGCCGGCCAAGTGGTTGAGCGAGATCGTCGAGCGCGACCTACGCAAGGGCACGCGGTACTGGGGCGCGGAGGGGCGGCTGTGGTCGGAGGAGAACCCCGACGCCTACGCCGGCCTGCACAACAGCGACGGCGTGCTGCTGATCTTTGACGAAGCCAGCGGCATACCGGACACGATCTGGGACGTGGCGCAGGGCTTCTTCACGGAGAACACGCCGCACAGGTTCTGGCTGGCGTTCAGCAACCCCCGGCGCAACCAAGGGTACTTCTACGAGTGCTTCAACGCCAAGCGGGCGTTCTGGAACACGCGGCAGATCGACGCCCGCACGGTCGAGGACACGGACAAGAGCGTCTACGAGCAGATCATCGAGGAGTACGGCGAGGACAGCCCGCAGGCCCGCATTGAGGTCTACGGCGAATTCCCGTCAACGGGCGACGAGCAGTTCATCGCGCCGCGGCTGGTCGATGAAGCGTTCAAGCGCGCCAAGTACAAAGACCCCGGAGCACCCATCGTGATCGGCGTGGACCCGGCGCGCAGCGGGTCGGACTCCACCGTCATCGTGGTCAGGCAAGGCCGCGACCTGGTGGAGATCCGGCGCTACCGCGGCGACGACACCATGACGGTGGTGGGGCACGTCATTGAGGCGATTGAGGACTTCAAGCCGACGTTGGTGGTGCTGGACGAGGGCGGGCTGGGGTACGGCATCCTTGACAGGCTGAACGAGCAGCGTTATAAGGTGCGCGGCGTCAATTTTGGCTGGAAAGCCAAGAACCAGGTCATGTGGGGCAACAAACGGGCCGAAATGTGGGGTGCGATGCGCGACTGGTTGCGCACTGCGGCCATCAAAGAGGACCGGCAGCTTAAAACGGACCTGACGGGGCCGAAAACCAAGCCTGACAGCAGCGGAACGCTTTATCTGGAGTCGAAAAAGGACATGAAAGCCCGCGGATTGGCCTCTCCAGACGCTGCTGACGCGCTGGCGGTCACGTTTGCCTTTCCTGTGGCCTCCAGAGAGCGCGTGGACCGCCCCAGAACGCTTACAATGCGCGACAGAAGCCAAATGTCGGCAAGTTGGATGGGGGCGTAATGGCAACAAAACCGGGTTTGTACGCGAATATCCACGCCAAGCGTGAGCGTATCAAAGAAGGCTCTGGCGAAAAGATGCGCAAACCGGGCGCTTCCGGCGCCCCGACTGCCAAAGCATTCAAAGAGTCCGCCAAGACGGCGAAGAAGAGCAAGTAATGGCTGACTACACCGGCATCACCGCCGCAGCAGCCGTTGCCAACGGTGGCGGGGGCAAAAACAAGTCCGAATCGGACGTTTTGGCCACCGCCCGTACCCGGCTGAACCAAGCCATTTCGGCCTACAGCGAGAGTCGGGAAGACGAAATCGACGACCTGAAGTTCTTCGCCGGCAGTCCGGACAACCACTGGCAGTGGCCAGCGGACGTTTTGGCCACCCGCGGCGCGGTGCAGGGGCAGACGATCAACGCCAGGCCGTGCCTGACGATCAACAAGCTGCCGCAGCACGTCCGGCAGGTCACCAACGACCAGCGGCAGAACCGCCCCAGCGGCAAGGTGATTCCGGCCGACGACAAGGCCGACATTGAGGTCGCGGAGATCTTTGACGGCGTGGTGCGGCACATTGAGTACATCTCTGACGCCGACGTGGCCTACGACACGGCCTGCGAGAACCAAGTGTCGTTCGGTGAGGGCTACATCCGCATCCTGACCGAGTACTGCGACGACAACACCTTCGATCAGGACATCAAGATCGGGCGGGTGCGCAACTCGTTCTCGGTCTACATGGACCCGATGATCCAAGACCCCTGCGGGGCTGACGCCAAGTGGTGCTTTATCACTGAGGACATCACCCGCGAGGAGTACCACCGGCTGTACCCCAAGGCGTCACCGGCCAACACGCTGATGAGTCTGGGTGTGGGCGACCAGTCCCTGAGCCAGTGGATTAACGACGACACGATCCGCATCGCTGAGTACTTTTACGTCGATTACGACACCGCCACGCTGAACCTGTATCCGGGCAACCAGACGGCGTTTGCCGGGTCGTTTGAGGACAAGGAACTCAAGGCGATGTTTGGCAAGCCGATTCGCTCGCGCCAGGCCGACCGCAAGAAGATCAAGTGGTGCAAGATCAACGGCTACGAGATCCTTGAGGAGCAGGAGTGGGCCGGCAAGTACATTCCCGTGGTGCGGGTGGTCGGCAACGAGTACGAGGTCGATGGCCGGGTGTACGTCTCGGGCTTGGTGCGCAACGCCAAGGACGCCCAGCGGATGTACAACTATTGGACCAGCCAAGAGGCCGAGATGCTGGCGCTGGCGCCCAAAGCGCCGTTCATTGGCTACGGCGGGCAGTTTGAAGGGTACGAGACGCAGTGGAAGACTGCAAACACCCAGAACTGGCCGTATCTTGAGGTCAACCCCGATGTGACGGACGGCGCGGGCAATACGCTGCCGCTGCCGCAGCGCGCCATGCCGCCAATGGCCCAGACGGGCCTGATTCAGGCCAAGATGGGGGCCGCAGAGGACATCAAGGGCACTACGGGGCAGTACAACGCATCGCTGGGGCTGGAAGGCAACGAACGCTCAGGCAAGGCCATCTTGGCCCGCCAGCGTGAAGGCGACACGGGGACGTACCACTATGTTGATAATCTGGCTCGGGCTGTGCGTCATGTTACTCGCCAACTGGTGGATCTGATCCCCAAGATCTACGACACGGAACGCATCGCTCGCATCATTGGCGAGGATGGCGAGTCCAGCATGGTCAAGATGAGTCCCATGCAGCCTGAGCCGGTGCGCAAGATCGTTGACCAGCAGGGCATCGTGATCGACAAGATCTACAACCCCAGCGTCGGCAAATACGACGTGGTGGTGGTGACGGGTCCGGGCTACGCGACCAAGCGTCAGGAGGCGCTGGAGGCGATGGCTCAACTGCTGCAGACCAACCCGCAACTGTGGGCAGTGGCCGGCGACCTGTTCGTCAAGAACATGGACTGGCCTGGCGCGCAGGAACTGGCCAAGCGGTTTGAGAAGACCATCGACCCGCAGATCATGAGCGACGCCGACGAAAATCCGGCGCTGCAAGCCGCCAACCAGCAGATGCAGGCGATGGCGCAGGAAATGCAGCAGATGGCCAGCATGCTCCAGCGCGTCCATCAGTCGATGGAAGCCCAGAAGCTGGAGATCGACAAGTTCAAGGCTGAGACGGACGCCGAAGTCAAGGCATACGAGGCCGAGACACGGCGACTGCAGGCAATGGCCGCGGGCATGCAGCCTGAACAGGTGCAAGAGGTCGTCATGCAGACGCTGCGCGACGTGATGACGGTTGGCGACATGGTGGTCAACCAGCGCGCGGCTGAGATGCCGATGGGCGAACCGATGGGGGTGCCGGTATGAGTTGCGCGGACTTCGTAGGCACGTTGTTTTTGGCTCGCGACGTGGCCCACAGCGTGCATCTGAACACCAGGTCGTTTTCCAAGCATTCGGCGCTCAACGAGTTCTACGACAACATCTTGGACTTGACGGACAAGTTTGCCGAGGCGTATCAGGGTCGGCACGGGCTGATCGGCCCGATCACCTTGATGAGCGCCAAGAAAACGGGCAACATCTTGGAGTTCTTGGAGGACTCGCTGTCCGAGGTCGAAAAGATGCGCTACGACGTGTGCAAGAAGGACGACACGCCGCTGCAGAACATCATTGACGAGATCGTCGGACAGTACCTATCCTCGATCTACAAACTCAAGTTTTTGGCGTAAGGAAACACCATGTCCATGACCAACGCCGCCGAAGCGGCACTCCTCGACCTTCTGTTCCTGAACGTCGATTGGGCCGACATCGGGGACGCTGCTGGCCTGCAGAACAGCGCCACGGCGGGTTCGTTTTACATCTCGCTGCACAGCGCAGACCCTGGAGAGGCGGGCAACCAGAGCACCAACGAGATCAGCTACACCGGCTACGCCCGCGTGGCTGTGAACCGCACGGCAGGCGGCTGGACGCGGACAACCTCCACCATCGCCAACACCGCGCTGGTGCAGTTCGGTCAATGTACGGCGGGCACCGCCACGGCCACGCACTTCGGCATCGGCACGGACTCCACAGGCGCGGGCAACCTGCTGCTGAAGGGCGCGCTCAACGCCAGCCTGTCGATCAGCAACGGCATCCAGCCGCAGTTTGCTGCTGGTGCCATGACCGCCACGGTGGACTGATGTGGTGTACCGCTGCGCTCACTGCCGGGAGTTGCTGACGCTGACCGAAACCGAGTTGTCGGCCTGCTCGGAGCATCCCGACGGGGGCGTGGAGTGGTCGCCTGACGAGGTGGAGTGGGCCCCGCTGGAGAACCCTGATGCCGTTTAGGTCCGTTGCCGAGGTGGCTAATGCTGTCGAGCAAGGGCGGCATCACATCCAGCATTTCATCCGCATATCGGTTTACGGTGGTTTCGGGACCAACGCGTTTGGTGATTTCAGCGTCGGCAGCGGCATCCCGTCCTACAACCCATACCTCGGCTTGGCGCTGGAGGCTACGCAACTCATCGGCTCCCGCAACAACAGCATCTATGTCGGCCCCGGCATCAGCACGGAGCGGTATCTGCTCAGTATGTCGTTGACGCATGGCGGCTCCACGGGCTTTCTGCCTTCGGTCTACTTTCTCGACTATTTGATGTTTTACCCGTACATCGACCTGGACAACACCGACCAGCAAGACTTGACCAACGATGTGACCTTGCCGCGATACACAGACGGCGAGGGTGTGCGGATGCTGATGATGATGCAAACGCCTGGAACAAGCACTGCCACGAACATCACCATCAACTACACCAACCAAGACGGCGTTGCCAAGACCATTACGACAGCGTACAGAGCCTCGGGCGGCATTGGTGTCATTGGACCCAACATGATCAGCACCTCCGGGGGCTCTGCAGGGCCGTTCTTCCCGCTGGCGAATGGTGACCGGGGCGTGCGGTCTGTGCAGTCTGTGCAGCTTGCGGCAGGCGTGGGCGGGTTCGGCGTGATGCTGTTGGCTAAGCCGCTGTTCACGATGTCGGCAGCAGAACTGTCGTCAACGGTCGAGAAAAACTTTCTCCGCGAACAGGCGGCGTTGCCGCGCATTTTGGACGGCGCGTTCCTCAACTACATCTACAACCTGTCCACCCAAACCAGCGCCTTGTTGCCGATGGTGGGTCAGGCGCAATTCATCTGGACACCGTAAGGAATCACCATGCCATTCAGTTCAATGGACGATCTCGTCAACGAGATCACAAGCGGCAAGTTCAACCGTGCCGACTGGAACAAACTCACGGGCGGTTCAGCCTACACCGCAGGCCGTTGGTATGACTTCAGCGGCTTGAACGGCACGCCCGTTGCCAACGCCTTTGCGGGCACTGCACTGGCGTGGAGAACCTGCGACGAAACCACCGGCAACGGCACGCAGATTTTCGGCCTGCCGCACGGCGGGAATGTCAGTCCAGACACCAAGCACGTTCTGAACGTCGCGGCGCTCACTTCTGTGGCGACAGGCGTTCCGGCGCAGTTGATGCTGGTGGACTTGCAGGGCTACTGGCCCGGTATCACGAACAACTCGGCCACGGCACAAACCCTCACGGGCACGCCCACTCTGCGCTACACCAACGGAGCCGGGTGCAGGTTGTTCTGGGTGCAGACGGCTGCAGCGGGCGCCACGGCCCAGAACATCGCGCTGAGCTACAGCAACACAGTGCCGACTTCGGGCAGAACGCTTCCGGTCACGGTCGCCATGACGGCTTCCGGCATCGTGGGGCACATCAGCCACAGCGGCACGGCGGCCAACAACTACGGCCCATTCCTGCCCCTGGCATCGGGCGACACGGGCGTGTCCACGGTGGCGACGGTTACGTTCTCTGCTGCCAACACCGGCACCGGTGCGCTGTGCCTTGCCCGCCCGCTGCTGACGCTGCCGCTCACGACTGTCGGTGTCGCAGCCGAGCGGGATCTGCTCAACCAACTGCCGAGTCTTCCTCGGGTGATGGACGGTGCCTGCCTCACGTGGCTCTACTTCGCGGGTGCGGCTGCGGCGGCGAGCACGAACTTTTACGGCGCGGTCGAGGTCGGCTGGGGCTGATCGGGCTCATGGCTCTCAAGACAAACACCACGCTCCTGGCGCAGCTACCCCTGCGCCAGATCGGCGGCTCGCCGGGAACTTTCCGTTCCATGTGGAGGCGTGGTGACCGGATGAACCAGTCCGTGGGCGAGGGCATCCCGTCCAAGCTGGCAGGCGTCCCCTCCGGGCACTTGGCCCCATCGTCGTGGGTGCTGCCGTACAAGCCGGGGGCGATGTCGTCGTTCACCAATCTGGTGGTGACGGTCACGCCGGGTACGCTGAACCTCGCGGCGGGCGTCAACATTACGGGCGGCACGACGGTCACAATCACCGTCAACCCGGCAGACGGGCAACTGATCGTCTCGGCGGTCGGCTCCACGTCGATCACGTTCAACCTTGCAGGCAACCTGGCGGGCGCCTTGTCTGCTGCGGGCAGCACGTCCTTCTCGTTTACGGTTGACAACGCCACGCTCGGCGCCATCGTCGACGCCGTGGGCGCTGCGCTGGTGCAGTTTTCAAACAGCGCCAACATCCGCGCCACGGGCAACCTGTCGGGCGACATCACACCATTCACAGAACTCAGTCCGCAGAACTTGGCTGCTGCGGTCTGGGCGCAAGTCATCGACGGAACATACGCCGCCAACGATTTGCTGAAGTTGATCGCGGCCTCTGCCGCGGGTGAACTGGCCGGCTCGCCTGGCGGGCCGATTTTGATCAAGAGCGTGAACGGCAGTACAGTACGGATCACGGCCACAGTAGACGCCAACGGCAACCGCACAGGCGTGACCTACGATGTTTCCTAAGACGTACTTCGCTGCAGCGTTCTTCTCGGGGTACTTCTTCCCCCCGGTAGAGGAAGGCCCGACGCCTCCAGAAACTGCGGTCCAACTAGATATAAAATTGCGCTCGTTCACTGAACGCGGGAGATTCTGAGTGGCCATCAACCTCAAAGCCATCACGTCTTGTATCGGCTATGAGCAGATCACGTCACTATCGACGGCAACAGCATTGAACGCGCCATCTACGGATGCCAACGGGCTGAACTGCCGCCCTTCGTTTGCGTTGATTACCAGCGAAGTTGCCGCGGTGCGGTGGCGCGATGACGGTGGGGTTCCTACCGCATCGCTGGGGATGCCTCTTGCAGCCGGCGTGACCCTGCAGTACGACGGCGACATATCCCGAATCCGGTTCATCCAGCAAACGGCTGGCGCCAAGTTGAACATTTCCTACTACGCCTGAGGCCATGTACGTCTACAACGATGTGCCAGACGAGTTGTCTTGGCCGTTTCACAAGAAGATCACACGCAAAATTGCTGGACTGTGGGCACGTTTTGTGGCACAAGTCAAGTCTTTGCGGGCGTCTTGACCAAACCAAACTTTTGAGGTTGACTCATGGGACTGAAATCCACCACCGTTTGCTTGGGATACCAGCAGATCACTTCGTTGTCTGCCGCAGCAGCGCTGACCGTTCCAAGTGGGGCCACACTGGCTATCATTACGCCCGAGACTCAAGCGGTGCGCTGGCGCGATGACGGCACCAACCCCACCAGCGCGGTCGGTATGCCCGTGCCCATCTCAACGGTGTTGTCGTATGACGGCGATCTGCAGCGCATTCGGTTCATTGAGCAAGCCGCCAGCGCCAAACTGAACGTGAGCTACTACGCATGATCACCGTCCGCAACTCACCCCAGTACGTCAACCGAGTCCGTCAGGATTGGACGGCCAACGGTGGGGTGTATGGCGATGGCGGCATCTCTGCGGTGGTGCCAGCAAACGATCCGTTCGCGCAGCTTGGTCCGACGCTTGACCTGGTGTTTGCAGGCGTACCTAACAACTTGGGTGAAAACGGAGATTCCATCAGTCTCAATTTCACTTCCGAGCAATACCAAATTGCAGAGCAGTACGTGGTCTGGGAGTAAAACATGGCGCTCGTATCCAAAACCTTCTCGCAGATCATCACCTTCACCCGTGCCAGTACGGCCACGTTCTTCAACTCGGCTGGCACGCTGACCTCTGCTGCGGTTGACGCCCCACGCCTGGACTACAACCCCAGCACGCTGGCGGCTCAGGGGCTGCTGATTGAGGAGTCGAGGACGAATTTGTGCTTGCAGTCTGAAGATTGGGGCAGCGCAACGTGGTCAAAGTCCGGATCAACGATTACGGCCAACGCAACGACCGCGCCCACTGGTACTACGGTTGCAGACAAACTGGTGGAGGATACGTCCACTGGCACGCACATTACAACGCAATCCATTTCGCTTGGCGGTTCTGTTGACAACTCGGCGTATGTAATCAGCGTTTTTGCCAAAGCCTCTGAAAGGACCAGATTTCAGCTATTTGACAACGCTCAGGCATCCTCTGGCATTACATCCTTTGATTTGTCAAATGGAACGGTGGTATCAGGCACAGGAACAATTACCGCTGTAGGAAATGGCTGGTACAGATGCTCGGTGTTCCCGCTGAAAAGCACGAGCATTACATCGACGCTGACAATCAGGCTGATTTCTACTGGCTCAACGACCAACTACACCGGCGACGGCACCAGCGGCATCTTTTTGTTCGGCGCTCAACTCGAAGCCGGAGCCTTCCCCACCAGCTACATCCCCACCACGACCACCGCGCTGACCCGTGCAGCCGATGTGGCTTCAGTGAATACGCTGAGCCCTTGGTTTAACGCGAGTGCTGGGACGATTTACGCGGATTTTGCAGGCAGGGTATCTGGAACGCAGCCATATATAACAATGCTGTCAAACACTGGCGAGACAGAACGAATTTATCAAAGGTACGTGAGTGGGCAATATCAATCCGTTGCTCGGGTTGCTGGTGTTGATATTGCAAGCGTATACAACTCAAGTGAAGGGTCTGCTGTAAACGCAAAAATTGCAACCGCATACGATTCGTCTCAATTAGCTACAAGCACTAATGGGCAAGCTGTTACTGGGCTTGCTGTAGCGTCTCTCTCAAGCGTTCCATCTGGTTTGAATAAACTTTGGCTGGGTTCATTTACAGGCTCGGGGTCTTTTGCAAACTGCTACCTCCGCCGCGTCACCTACTACCCACGTGCTTTGTCAGCAGCAGAACTTGCCTCTATCACCGCTTAAGGAGCACCCATGTACCACGATACCTTCCTGAAATTCGCTGACGAAGCCGAGGCCAACGCGGCGCTGTTCACCGAGCAGACCAACGTGCAAGACGATGTGGTCGAGACGGCGCTGGTGCCCAAGTACGCCGCTGTCGATGTCATCGGCACGATCTACAAGCCCACGGGCGAGATGATCCAAACCGACGAAGGCGAAGTGCCTGAGATGGCCCCGCTGGACGGTTGGCATGTCAACGTGCGCCACACCGACGAGGCCCCGGAGCTGGAGGCTTTCCGCGTGTTCCCGGTAACCCCGAGCAGGATGTGGGCCTAAATCATGGCTGACCAAAAAGTCTCTGACCTGCCGTCACTGAACGGCGTTGATGTCAACGCGGCGGACCTGCTGTACATCGTCGATTCTTCAGCCGGGACTGCCGGGTCGAAGAAGATCACGATGGGGCAATTTGACATCTACACTGCCGAAGTCGCTCAGACGCTGAAGAACAAAACCATCAGCGGTGCTGACAACACGCTGTCCAACATCTCGCTGGCCTCCAGCGTCACGGGCACGCTGCCGGTAGCCAACGGTGGCACTGGGGCTACTACGCTGACTGGCGTGGTCAAGGGCAATGGCACGTCAGCCTTTACGGCGGGTAACGTCAACTTGACGTCCGAGGTCACCGGCACGCTGCCGGTGGCTAACGGCGGCACGGGGGCGGCCACATTCACCGCCAACAACGTACTGCTCGGCAACGGCACCTCGGCCTTTCAAGTTGTGGCTCCGGGTACGAACGGTAACGTGCTGGCCAGTAACGGCACAACTTGGGTCAGCACAACCATAGCCAGCGCCTCGGACGTTCAAGTTTTCACCTCCTCCGGCACCTGGACCAAGCCTGCGGGCAAGACGATGGTGATGGTGGAACTATGGGGGGCTGGGGGCGCAGGCGCTGAAGGAAGTGTTGGCGTAGGAGCAGATGGCGGCGGTGGCGGCGGCGGGGGAGCTTATGTCTCTCGCGTTTTTCAAGCGACTGATCTTGGGTCAACAGTCACCGTCACCATTGGCGCTGGTGGTTCTGGCATGTCAGGGCCTTTAACTGCCAACAACGGTGGGCAAACCGAATTTGGCGCATCGCTTTTTGCATACGGAGGAGGCGGAGGCGGAATCAGCGGCGGTTCTACTGGTTACGGTGGCGGGGGCGGCGGCACAGCGTCGACTGCAAACAATAACGCGCCTGGAGAACCTTATGGGTTCGACACAGGGTCAGCGTCTAGTGTTTATGGCGGGTTTTCTGGAGGGAGGGGGAGTGTCGGGTCAGCGGGTTCACCATCAGGTTTTGGCGGTGGTGGCGGAGGTGGTTCACGTTATTCATTTGGCTCTTCTTCAGCCGGGGGAAGTTCTGCTTATGGCGGTGGCGGTGGCGGTGGGGGCGGAACCAATGCAAGTGCGGGCGCTTCTGGCGGCGGTAGATACGGCATAAGTGGCACAGGTGCTGCTGGCTCTGCTGGCGGCAATGGATCATCAAGCACCACTCTTGGTTTGGGTGGAGGCGGCGGCAGGTCAGTTTCTTCAGGCACTGCCGGTAACGGCGGAAGCGCAGGACCAGCAGGTGGTGGGGGCGGAGGTGGTTCAGTGGATGGGGCAAGTGGCACGGGCGGCACTGGCGGTGCTGGTGGCAACGGTTACGCCCGCATCACCTCTTGGTAAGGAGTACGACCATGCGCTACGCAATCATTGAAAACGGTGTGGTGGTAAATGTGGCTGTGGCAGATGCTGAGTTTGCTGCCGCACAAGGATGGGTTTCTTGCCCTGACACGGTTCAGATCCGTGACACCTACGACGGCCAGACGTTTACGCCTGCGCCTCCGGCTCCGCCACCCCCTCCCCCGCCAACTCCAACCAAGGAAGAACTGCTCGCCAAACTGCAGGAATTGCAAGCGCAAATTAGCGCGCTTACATAACACCTGCGTTGCTTGGCGCGCGGATTTTTAAGTGGTACTATCAACCGTACTGGCCCGATGACCAGGTTTTCTTGAGGCCCACACATGAGCCAAGAAGTCGCAGCGGAGATCGACACCGCATCAGCCGCACCGGAACCCACGGCAGTTACGGAAGCGAGTCCTGTTGAACAGCAGGGAACTGAGCCGGAAGTCGAACAACAGACGAAGACGTTTACTCAAGAAGAGTTGGACGCCATCGTCAGGAAACGGCTTGATAGAGAGCAGCGTAAGTGGGAGCGTCAACGGGCACAGCAGCCCGTAGGTGAGCAGCCTAGGCAACCACCGTCTGCAGAGCAGTTTGAATCGACTGAAGCCTACGCGGAAGCGTTGGCAGTTCAGAAGGCCGAACAGCTACTGGCACAGCGGGAGATGCACAAGCAGCACACCGAACTGCTGGAGGCTTATCACGACCGTGAGGAGCAAGCCAGGGAAAAGTACGACGACTTTGAACAGGTCGCCTACAACCCCAAGCTGCCAATCACGACCGTCATGGCTGACACCATCCGCGCATCTGACGTTGGCCCTGAAGTAGCGTACTACCTCGGCACCAATGTCAAGGAAACGGAACGTATCGCTCGCTTACCGCCCATCCTGCAAGCCAAGGAAATTGGGAAGATCGAGGCCAAACTGGCCGACAATCCGCCCGTCAAACGCTCAACGTCTGCACCAGCACCGATCACACCCGTCACCGCACGCAGCGGCAACAACCCGTCGTATGACACGACTGACCCGCGTTCCATCAAGAACA